ACAAATGAGTAAAAAATCCATTTTAGAACAAGCATTGCTTCAAGTACAAGACCTTGAAGAGGCAGTAAAGGCAAACGCAAAAGGTATACTTGCTTCAACCATGAAGGAAGAACTAAACGATGTCCTAAACGAATCTATGGAACAAGAGGAAGTTGAACTTTCTACTAAAGAAGACGAACAAGATATGCCAGTCTCGGAACAAGGAATTGATGACGAGGAAGGAAATGATGACGAAACTTCGATAAACGACGAGCCAGCAGACGACGTTGATCCAGACATGGAAGATGAAGAGGGTGAAGACGAATCAGACGACGAATTATCAATAGATGATGAGGACGAAGATTTTTCATTACCAATGGATTCTGAAGAAGAAGGAGAAGACGAAGTACTCGATATGACCGACGCATCTGACGATGAAGTCCTAAAGGTATTCAAATCAATGAAACCTGAAGACGGAATTGTTGTGAAACGTGACGGTGATAATGTTGAACTCGAAGACGGAGACGACGAATACATCATCAAATTAGATGACGAAGAAAGTGAAGTCGAAGAAGAATACAACGAAGAGGTATCTGAAGAAGAAGTTGAGGAATCAGAAGTATCTGAGACCGATATGGAAGAAGAGGTATCTGAAGAGGAAGTATCTGAAACTGATGACACTGTCTACGAAATTGAATTAGAAGACGTATCCGAAGAAGAAGTCTCTGAAGAAGAAGTTTCCGAAGAGGAGGTATCTGAAAAAGAAATTGACGAATCAGAAGTATCTGAGGAGGAAATGGACGAAGAAGTCTCTGAAGAGGAAGAATCTCATGAAGAGGAAGTCGACGAAGCTGCAAGAACAAAATCCAATGTACATGGTGACAAGGGAGGTGCTAACAGAGCCGGTATTAAGTCTAAGACTAAATATAAGGCAGGTGCAATCAACGAAGAAGTTGAAACTTTAAGAAAACAAAACGGTGAATATAAAAAGGCGTTAGTTTTATTTAAAGAGAAACTAAACGAGGTTGCTGTGTTTAACGCTAACTTGGCATACGCTACAAGATTGTTCACAGAACATTCGACAACTCGTCAAGAGAAATTGAATATTTTGAAAAGATTTGACTCTGTCACTTCTTTAACAGAATCTAAATCCACTTATAAAGTAATAGAAGGTGAATTAGGTTCAAAACAAAATGTTACTGAATCGGTTGCAAAATCAATCGTTTCAACTCCGACATCATCCTCATCTCAAGAAGTACTTTCAGAAACAAAAGCATACGAAAGTCCACAGTTTAAGAGAATGAAAGATTTAATGTCAAAATTATAATAAAATAAATAAAAAAACTAAAACTCAAATTTAAAATGGGAGCATTATTAGAATCAGGTATGGTTGGTAACATCGGGTTAAAACACCTAAGAGTTATCAAAGAAGATACCATCAAAAAATGGGATGACCTAGGTTTCTTAGAGGGACTTAACGGACATCAAAAAGATAACATCGCTCAGTTATATGAAAACCAAGCGTCTTATCTAATTAACGAAGCTGCTGTGTCTGACTCATCAGGTTCATTCGAAACAGTTGTTTTTCCAATCATTAGAAGAGTATTCTCTAAATTATTGGCAAACGATATCGTTTCTGTACAAGCTATGAACTTACCAATTGGTAAATTGTTCTACTTTGTACCTAAAATTGCAGAAAGAGCTGGCGGTACTGGTCATACAGCACCTTACGCATCTCCAGGTCAAGACGCAAACGGAGACTTCACAGGGACTAACCTTTATGATAGATTTTATGAAGAAGGTGATGACGCTGCAGAAGGTATCTACGATTACTCAAAAGGTAAATTTTCTGTACAAGATTTAGCAGGATCGGCAGTTGTAGTATTTAACGAAGGTATTGCTACAGATGCTGGTACTATGGCAGCAGGAGAACAATCAAGTGTAATTGTTAAGTTTGGAGGATTCTCTAAATTAGGATCAGGTAAACTTGCGGGACCTAACGGTAACGAAATGGATACTGAAGAATTTTTGGCATCATTAGATATCAAAAACTCGGCTATTAAGGCTGGTAACTTACCTTTTAACGTTGTAACTCAGAAATACGGAAGTGGTATTGTTGAGTACGGTGCTAAAGGAACAGGTGCTGCAGGTGGTCAATATCCAGATATCGTTGATAAAGATGGTGTAATCTACTTACAGATTGATCTTGAAGATTATACACCGGCATCAGGTTATACAAAATTTGACGCAGCAGGAACTGAAGCGGCATCAGGTTTTAC